GTATCAATGATTGTAACAACCATGAAAAATATCAATGATAACAATTCCTACAACGCAGTCATAAGTCGGAATTGCTTCGATATTGGTGATGCCACATTGTACCTTGGTACGGCAACAGCAGACTACATTTTCAATAATGGCGCTAAGACATTTACACAACAATCAAGTGGTCATTTTGTGCAAATAGATATGCTCACCTTTGGTGAGTACTACAATGAAAATTTTTACATGACATACCCGAGTAAATTTAAATGGGTTGGTTCACTTATAGATGTAAACCAACTTGATGTATACAGGGATGGATGGTCACATAATGGAATCGTACTAGGTGGGGTTAAGTTCTCGCCTGTAATCGGATATTACAACTCTAATTGTTGCGTATGTATAAAAGAGCCAGAAGAAGAATAGGGGGTAGAAAATGAGCTTAAAAACCTACAAGACGAAACTAAAAAAAGCGGAAAGTGCTGTACCAAAGGTGAGTAGCTTTGCATCGGGTTGGCAAACGAAACTGAATAATACCATGTCTGACATTGAGAATAGAAAACCATTCTCATATGATTTTAATGCAGATCAATTGTATCAGCAGTATAAAGACAACTACACGAAGCAAGCGAATATGGCTATGCAAAACACAATGGCAAATGCAGCCGCACAAAGCGGTGGATATGGCAACAGCTACGCATCAACCGCAGGCAATCTTGCTTACCAGAATGAAATGAGCAACCTAAACAATGTCATTCCGCAGTTGTATGAGCAGGCATACAATAAATACAACACAGAAACATCTGATTTGTACAATCAATTGAATGCACAGCAAGGTATGTACGGAAATGACATGGACAAGTTCAACCTCAATTTGTCCACAGCATTGTCTAATCGTGACTATGCAGCTGGACAATACCAGAATGTATGGAACAACAACATGGACACAAAGCAGTTTAATTGGAACAAGAAAACGAACACTCGTGATTACAAACGTGGTGTTGTGGAGAGTGACCGCTCCTACAATCTGCAAAAGACAGAGAGCGACCGCTCCTATGCGTTGCAAAAGGCTGCAAGTGCAAGAGCCACAGCAAATGCAAAGAAGAGTAGTGGCACGAGCGGTACAAAGACCAGTGGTGTTACATACAGTGATGCTTTATCATTCTGCAAGACATACGCAGGGACAGATGGAGATAGCAAGCTAAAGATTGCTAGTTATCTTGCAAACAGCGGATTGTCACAAGAGAAACAAGATTATCTGTGGAAAGTAACTTGTGGCTACGACCCAGAAGAGAAAGCAACAGCGGATCAGCAAAATAAAGCTGATGAAATGTACACCTACACCCTTGCGTACCTAAAGGGTAACACCAAAGCAAAGAAAGATGATAACTCTATTTCCACACTGTTGTCCTACGAGGGATTCCGCCAGGCTATACCATATAACCAAGATTTACAGGAATATGGTAACTATGCGGACTACATCAAGGACAAATACACAGCTGCCAAATCACAGCTAACGAAGAAACAGATTACTGCTATTGATAAGCAGGTGGACGCAGACAAAAAGAAAAAGAAAAAATAGGGGGAAGTCATGGCAAAGAAGAAAAAGAAAGAGCAAGCATCATGGGCTAGTACCTACTTAAAGAACCGAGAAAAAGAAGCGAAAGCCTATGCTACGAAAGCAAATCAAAGGCAGTTAGCAAATGACATTATAGCATCAAATGATGATGAATTGGCACGTTATTCCACTCAAGGCTTGACTTCACAAGCCAAGTGGAAAAACGACCAGTTAGAGAACGATGCGGTTAATTTGAGACGGAAATACTCTGACAGACAAGTGAGAAGCTATGTGGCAGACACCAACAACAACTTGACTGCACAAGAAGAAAATCTCGACTCAATCAATCGCTTTTATCGTACACTTCCACTTGAGCAGAAAGCACGTAGTTTAGGCTACAGTAATGGATTACAGTATGCTACATATGGTCGTGGGTTAAATCAACTAAAGAATGATGCCTACACAATGAACATGAACCGAATCCAACAAAAATACGATGGAAATAGTTACATGGATTTGTTAGGTGCCAAAGCAGAGAAGAACAATGACGATGAAGCTAGTTATTTGTCACAGAGAAAGAACCAAATTCCAAAGGCTGAAAAGCAAAAGGAACTTGACCGAATCAATAAGGAATTACAAGGAGAAGCTGATGTAGTCAAGGACATTGAAGCAAAGGCTTCAAAGAACCTAATATCACCTGAACAAGTAGACTCCATGTATGAGGAAAGCCAAAAGAAGTCTGCCACGTTGAGAGAGCAGAAATCAGCAATCGAAGCTGACTTGCAAACAGATGAAAAGATTGCAAACACCAAAAAGCAATCTGAATATTATGAGAAGTTACGAAACAGTTCTGATTTTGAAAAGAACAAATCCTATAAGAGTGATGATTCCGTTCTTGGTGACATTGCTAATGGAGTATTAGGATTTATGCGTGAGGGTGATTTTCACAAGGTTATTGGTGGTGAAGCTGACCCTATCACAATCAGTAAAGATGAAAACTTATATCTTGCTGCCAACAATATGACTTCCGACCAAAAGGACATGTATAACTATTTATACAACACCAAAGGAAAGGAAGAAGCGGATAAATATGTAACTACGATTCAAGACCAAATCAACTATGATACAGCCAAAGAGATTGAATCGGATTTGCGTGATAACCCACTTGGGAAATATGCTTATGCAGCTATAACCGCACCAGGCAACACGATTGAGAACATTAAGTCAATCATGAATGGTGCTGTTAGTGATACACCAAGACCAACAGCACAGAACAAGTATTTCTCACAGATTGCTAGAGAGAACATGGGAACCGCAGAAAAACTAGGCTATGACATTGTTGAGAACACAGCCAACATGACAATTCCTATTTTAGCTAGTGCTGTTACTGGTGGAACCGCAGGAGCTGTACTTGGTGCAGGCCTTACTGGTGCATCGGCAGGTGGTGAGACATTCAACCAAGCATGGAAAGAGGGATATTCCAAAGAGCAAGCTGCCGCCTATGGTGCATTGAGTGGAGCAAGTGAAGCAGGCTTACAATATGTACTCGGTGGTATCACGAAGTTAGGCGGTAAGGTTTCAAATGGAGTCGTAAACAGAGTTGCAAGCAAGGTAGACAATGCAATAGGTCAAGCGGTGATAAAACAAGTTGGATCCAGTGCATCGGAGTTCACGGAAGAATACTTGCAAGATGTAATTGACCCAGTATTTCGTAATGTAGTGTTTGGAGAGGATAACGAAGTTAAGTTCTTTTCAACAGATGCCCTCTATAGTGGTATTCTTGGTGCCTTGACAGCAGGAGTTATGGAAGCACCTAGCAATGTCACAAGTGCATTGTACGAAAGAAACGCATACCGCAAAATCGGACAGTCAGCAGAGCAGACACAAATTGCTGATAGTATTGTTGAAACAGCTAATAATTCAAATGACACAAGTGTGAAGAAAGCACTTGAAACATACAACGAGAATGAAACATCATACAACCTAGGCAAATTAAGGCTTGCGACTGACAATGACATTGCAAGTCCTATTTCCAATGCCACAAATGCAGAGGAAGTACAGCAAGCCTACGAGGAAGTAATCACAAACAATCAAAGCCAGTATGCACGCAATATCGCAAAAGAAGCAAGCTATGACAAGCTGATGGAACTAGGTCAACCAGACTATGCAAAGATTTATCAACCTGAAAGCCTTGAGAACTTGTCTGAAGCCACACAATATGACAGTTTGCCAGACACGGAAGATTTCGCAGAGGATATTTCCGATTATGCCATCACAGAGGAAGATACTGTTGTACCTACAAAAACAAGCAAGCATTTTGTAGCACACGACAGCAAAGGTCAGCAGATTGACATTGCAGAAGTATCTTCCCTTGAAAATGAGAAAGAGAGTTATGTCACAGCTGACGGAAACACAGTGCCTATGAATACAGTACAGCTTGATAATGTGGAGCAACAGCGACTTATCAACCAATCAATCAAGCTAGTAGGTAACGATGTGAACGGACTGAATACAATGGTGAAAAACTTCACTCCAGATATTCAAAGCGAATACGGAGAGGGAGCATATTTCAGTGCGATTCAACATTTCTACCATGCAGGCAAGACGGGGAAAATCAGTATTAATACAATGCTTGACAAATACAATACAAGGAATCTTCCTGGCAATGTGTTGCGTGAAGCCTACAATGCAGGTATTGACTATGCAAAGGTAGAAAATAAGGTTTCAGAGCCTACCAAGAACAGCAAGGCAAAACTGAATGATGATACTTATGTGTACTATGAAAAAGGACAAGTCAGAACCACAAACGACACAATTATTCGTGACCTCAAAGAAGAGGAACATGAGCCAGTCAATGACTTGTTACGATTGATTTCTAAAAAGACTGGTATCACGACAGAAGCAACAAAGGCAAAGAGTGAAGTCAATGGTTACTTTGATAAAGCAAGTGGAAACATTGTCGTGAATGTACTGAACGGAAAAGGTATACAGACATCTATCCATGAGTTAGGTGAGTTCACCTTGGCTTGGAACCGAAAAGGCATGGAAGATGTACAGAGTGCTATCGCAAATTGGTATGCAGAGTCAAAGGGTTATGCTAGTTTAGATGATGCCTTGACAAAGTACCAAGAGACCTATGAGAAGTACGATGGCGAAAAGACATATCAGAGTGCACTAGATGAATTTGTCAATGATGCAATGTCTGGTTTATTCACGGACGAAAAGAGCATGAAAGAGTTTCTTTTGTTCCTTGATTCTGATGGGGTGGAAGTCACAAAGAGAGCAGGCATATTAGATAGGTTACTTGAAATCTACGACAAGATCGTATCAAAAATAAAAGAATACCTTGATAAGTCTACATTATCCGATGTTGCTAGAAACACAGCTGAAATGGAGCTTGAAAAACAAGCCGAAATTCGTCAGCTTATTTATGATGCAATCAATCAGGCATCCGAGAACTATAAAAACGCAGAGGACACATCATCAACTGCTGTTAAAAAGCAGTTCTCTCTTGATACAGATATTGAGGAAACAAAAGATTTAATTGCAATTCACAATCTAAGCGAAAGTAAGTTAATTGAATGCTTGAAGTTGGGAGGATTTCCTTGTCCATCAATCGCGATAACAAAGGATAGCATAGGGCATACAAAGTTCGGTGAAATCTCTGTATTGTTTGGAAAGGACACAATCAATCCTGATGTTAACAAGAATAATAAAGTATATGGTGCTGATGCTTGGACACCTATGTTTCCACAAGTTAATTACAAGTATAAAGAAGATGCGATTATGGACATTTCGAGCAAGTTAGGATTAAGTGAATCGTATGTTGAAGAAAACTTGTTAAAAGGGTCAATTGATAACGCAAAATATAATATCAAAAATGCTGATCAAGCAAAAGAAGCATTTGTAGAAGCGAAAGGATATGAAGTCAAAGAACACGAAGCGGAGTTTGATGAATACGTTGACTCTCTCTTGGATGGCTCTTTAGAGAAAAAAGGTATCAGAAACGAAAAGGATTATATTACAGGAAGTGGTGAAAGAAGAACATTTGAACAACTTCATTATGACTATAACCTAGATAATTTTGTTAAGGCTATGGGGAAAGAGAACGATGCAGGAGCAGGCTATTTCATGGCAGGCTTTGGAAACATGCAAGGTGTATCTGCTAAAAAATACAATAGTTTTAGTGATGTTAAAAATGATTCTAAAAGACTTGTTAAGTTGAGCGAGGAAGAAGCAAAGAAAAGAATTTCTGATTTAAGAAACCGATTCATTGATGTTGCTTCAAAAATAGCGAGAAGTGGCGATAATTCATTTATAACTGTTGATCAGGCACAGACCAATATTGTTGAAGCTATCAGAAATAACAAGACAGCAGATGGTATTTATAACGAACTAAAAAAATACAATCCAAAAACAACAAAGGAAGATGTAAACGAAATTATTTCAATTGCTAATAGTCTGCGTGAAATGCCAGTCACTTATTTTGAAGCAAAGCCGAAACGTGCTGTTAGATTTGATGAAGTAGAGAAAATAGTAATTCCTATTGATTCAAGTAATGAATTGATTGAATCCTTGAAAGAAAATGGTGTTCATTATTCGGTATACGACACAGAGAGTGAAAGAGAGAAGCTTGTAAACTCTGACGAGAAAATTAAATTCTCTCTTGATGTACCAGTAGAGGAAACGAAAGATTTAATTGCAATTCATAATATCTTTGAAGATCAGTTTATGAAGATATTGGACATTGGTGGTTTTGCAGCACCATCTATTGCAGTAATTCGCAAAGATATGACACATGCTACATTCGGCGAAATATCTGTTGTTTTTGGTAAGGACACAATAGACCCTATGTTGCATCAAAAGAATAAAATCTTTCGCGGTGATGCCTGGACCGAAACAGTTCCAAAGGGTGTTGAAGTAAAAACACCAGTAGAATTGTTAAAAGCATTAAGAGTAGAAATGGATGAATACACAGCCTATACCAATTTCGAATCAGCTGTTAACCACAAGGCAACGTATGGGGCTTTGAATGAAGTTCGTAGGGATAAATCTAGGTTGAAAGATTCCATAGATTCATTGCATGAGCATAGGAGAGAGCGAGCCATGTCTAGCACACTCATGCAGATTGCGATTGAGTTAAATGGAAAAGAGAAGTCATACACCACAATGGAAGATTTGGTAAACATTACTGAACTAGGTTCTGACAAGGAAATGCTTGCAAAGCTCCAAGAGACATATCCACATGCAAGCATGAAAACCATTAACGATTTGAACGCATTGAGAAAGACTATCCTTGAAAGTGATGTACCTTATTTTGAAGCAAAGCCTTATCGAGTGATTAACTTCAAGGAGATCAAAAACATTGTCATTCCAGAAACAGCATCAAACGAGCTAAAAAACAAGCTCGAATCCTTGGCTTTACATTATGTCGAGTACACAGACACAGCCGACAGAATAAAAAAGGTAAACGAGGGAAATTTTGCTTTTTCTGTTGATGTAGATTTGCGGAAGTCGCTTGATGTAAATGCGAATGCAACAATGGATTTATTAAAGGAAAATGAGCAATTAAAGAAAGCAAATGAATTGTTGAAGCAGGAGTTCAAATTGACTCATGGTTGCATACCTAATCGAAATTCTGTTGATGTAATCGCTAGTAAGTTGATTCGTGAGTGCAAGTCAACATACAGCAAGGATAAACTTGCTGACAGAATATCAAAATTGTTTACATATGCACATAAGCATAACTCACAAAACGATGAAGTACTAAAGATCATGACCGAGATTTTGAAACCAGTGGCAGACCAATCAACTATAATAGACAGTTCCATGTCCGTGCAGTACAAAGGATTTAAGGATTATCTACGCAATAAAGGTATTCGGTTGTCCGATGAACAAAAGAGTGAAATCGGGAACAGTATATACGATTCATACGATGAGTTTAGGAAGAAGAACTTTGGTTCAATCAAAACTAGAAATGATGGAACGTACCTGGAGCAAGAGTGGGCGGATTTGTGTGAGGACTACAAAGGGTTGCTTGACCCTAACGAGCCAGTATCTAGTATGCCAGAAGCACTTCTTGACGCACTAGACACAATCAAGCCAATCTTTATGAATGGAAAAAACGCAGAATCAATGGCATATGACATGGCTTTGTCTGCATTTGATATGTACTTTAATATCAAACCAATTGAGACGTACGCAGACAAGAACCTTAAAAAGCTGAATAGCATTAGAAACGAGTACAAGGCGAATGTCAAAAAACTAAAACAAAAGTATGGCGAGTATGTCACTAGATACTACAAAGAAATGGCAGATAAAAATAACAATATCCGCTCCGAGCTATCAAAGGCTAGAGCGCAGGCTGCATACAACAAGAAACTGCGTAATGAAATGGTAGAACGCAAAAAAAGCGGACAGATACAAAAAGAGAAACGAGAAATTATCCGATCAACTAGAAGAGTAGTAGATAGATTAATGAAAAAGGCAATCACCCCAACGGATAAGCGACATATCCCAGAGCCTTTGTTGAAATCTATTGTTGATTTAGGAAGTGCGTTAGACTTTTTTGATTCGGACAAGGGAATGAACGCGTCAAACCTTGAATGGATGGAAACAGAGAAAAAATTGCTAAAACTCCAAACGGAGCTGAAGAACATCGACTCCGAAGCAGAGGGGTATGAGGAATTGTCACTAGGATTTGACCCTGACATCATTGGTAAGGTAAACGAATTTGTTTCAAATATTAACACCACGAAGAATATCAATGATATGACAATCCAAGAATTGAGACTGTTCAATGAAGCAATCAACGCAATTTCAAAATGCATAACCGAAGCAGACATACTACACAGCAACGAGTTATTTAATCGAGTATCTGACATTGGTAAAAGTACTTTAGATGAATTTATGTTCATGAATAACAAAAAGGATTTGAACCCGATATTAGAGAAGTTTAACACATTGCTAAACGTAAATATGCTTGACTCTAGGTCGTTCTTCCACCGATTAGGTAAGTCGGCAGAGAGTGTATATAAATCTATTCGTAAAGGATTTGATGTATGGGTCGGAAGATTTGAGGAATCACAGAAGTACATGAACGAAGTGGTGGATCCGAAAGAGTGTAAATCTTGGTCAGATGGTTCCGTTGTATTGGACTGTCAAACAAGTAGTGGAAAAATGCAAATGACTCCTGCACAACTTATGAACCTATATGTTCTATATAAAAGACCGCAGGCAAGAGAACATATCTTGCGTGGTGGATTTTCAGTAACAGCAATTAATCATAAGTTACAAAGAAAAACATTCCATATAGATGTTTCTAGCTTGCGCAGTAATTTTGATAAGCTAACAGACAGACAAAAGGAAGTAGCTGAAAAGATGCAAAACTATCTTGCATCTGAATGTGCCGATTGGGGTAATGAAACATCAATGACCCTATATGGTTATAAGAAGTTCACAGATGTTGATTACTTCCCTATCAAAGTAAAGAAAGATACAACAACAGTTAATTCAAATAACCAAGAGAACACGCAGGCAGGATTCTATTCCATTAAGAACATGGGAGCATCGAAGAATGTAGTCGAGGGAGCAATGAACCCACTAGAGATTGCAGACATATTTGATGTATTCACAAACCATGTGGTTGAAATGGCAAACTACAATGCCTATGCGTTACCGCTTCTTGATGCAATGAAATGGTACGGTTACAAAGAAATTGATACAAAATACGATGAAGATAGTCGAAATGTATATTCTCCATTAAACGATGAGATGAAACATAATGGATTATATGATGTACTGGCAAACAAAGACCGTACTAGTTTCAAATATTATAATACTGTCCGAAGTGAAATCGGCAGAGTATACGGAAACAACATGAGAGCATACTTTGAAGAGTTCATTAAGTCGGTAAATGGTAGTACGCAAATAAGCAATGACGAAGAGTTCTCCCACATGCTATTGAGTCTGTGGAAGCCTGCTAGAGTTGGCGCTAATATCCGTGTTGCCATACAACAGCCGACAGCATATTGTAGAGCTGCAATGGTGATGGATCCAAAGTATCTTCTAAAAGCAATTCCGATTGCAACGAAGAATAAAGTTAAAGGTCGCTCCGCAGCTGACATTGCAGAAGATAATAGTGCAATTGCCAAGTGGAAGTCTTGGGGATACTACGATACAATGATTGGTCGGTCATTCAAAGAAATAATAACTGGTCAGCATACAACATTAAATAAGATTCGAGAGAAGTCAATGGTACTTGCTGAAAAAGGCGATAGAATGACATGGGGAACCATTTGGACTGCATGTGAACTAGAAGTAAAGGATAATCATCCAGAACTAGATAGTGACGAATTCACAGAAGCAGTCAAAAATCGCTTTGATGAAGTTATCGACAAAACACAGGTTGTAGACAGCATATTGCATCGTAGTAAATTGATGCGTAGCAAATCTGGCTTGGTAAAACTCGAAACAGCATTTATGGCAGAGCCTACGAAGTCGTACAACATGCTATTAAATACTTTACATGACACATACAGAAATGGATTTAGTGAAGCAACGAAAAAGAAAGTGGCAAGAGCAGTTGCTGTATTTACATTTACTGGTGTTGTCAATGCAATGGCTCAATCTTTAGTTGATGTGTTGCGAGACGATGATAAAGAATATTGGGAAACAGTTCTTGACAACGCATCGAGCAATGTAAATCCATTAAGCTTAATACCTTGGATAAAGAACCTAGTCACGATCGTGCAAGGCTATGATGTTGGGCGAGGTGATGTTGAAGCATTATCTAGTGTAATGGAAACGGCAAATAAACTAACGGATATTGTAGAAAAAATTTCAAATGGTGAGTTCGAAGTAAATTTTACATCAATTTACTCATTAGCAAACACTTTACTGAAAGCAATATCAGATGTAACAGGACTGCCAATACAAAATGTATCTCGTGATGCCTTTGCGGTAGCAAGTAAGTTCAATGAAAAAGGTAGGTTGAGAAAATACATTGCAAAATATGATTATGACAATTTGTATGAATCCCTTGTTGATGATAATAAAGAGGAAATTAAGAAGTATCGGGACAAATTAGAAAAGAACGGAAAGACAAATAAGGAAATCGAAGATGCAATAAGAAAGAGATTGTCTGACGATTCCGAGGAAATTGAAAAGGCTGCTTCTCTACGAAAGAGTGGAGATATTGATGGTTACATGAAAATCCTAAATGAGTTAAAGAAGAAAGGATTTAGTCAAGACACATTGGTTAAGGCTGTAAACTCACTAATGGTAGAGAAAAAGGACACAAGCAAGGCAACAGAGCCTAGTAAGGTTGACGCAATATCCAATCGTGACTTGATAATAGCAGTCGAGAACGGAAAAGACATAGACAAAGTAATTAGTATGATTGCTGATCAGTGCGAGGGAAAGACGGACAAGGAAATACGTTCTAAGTTGAAGTCAATACTGACTAACAATTATAAGAAACAATATGAAGCAGCTAAGTCACCTAGCGAAAAGATAGCGATTAAGAACAAGCTATATAAGATAGGGTATAAGGGACAGCTTTATACTGGAAAAGATTTTGCGAGGTGGGACAAAAAATAAAAGGTAACTAGGGGGGAAATCTCCCCCCTACATGGTTTATAATTAAAAAAACAAGGAGCTATGCGTATGATAAACACAATAACAACATCGGCAGCAGTAGTAACTTCATTGTCAATTTTAGTGGGCCTTATAATCTCGGTGTACAAGTTTTACCTAAAGCAGGAAAAACAAGATGAAGAGATTAAAGGTTTGCACGAAATGATAGCAGACAACAAGAGAGAGCAACATAACATTATAGTAGACATCAAGCAGGAGCAAACACTATTGTGTTATGGTATCATGGCTTGCCTTGATGGTCTTGAACAGATGGGTTGTAACCATACTGTTCCCGAGACTAGAAACAAGTTCACCAAGTATCTAAATCAACAAGCACATAAGGAGTGATAACATGTCAAAGAAAGAGATTGTAAAAGCAGTTTCTACATTATTAATAGGTGTATTGGCTGTAGTAAATCTAGTACTAGTTTCATGTGGAAAAACAATCGTAACAGATAACGCAAGTTTAGAAGCTTGTGTATCTGCACTGGTGGCTTTAGCTATGACAGCCTACAACACATGGAAGAACAGAAACATAACAACAGCTGCTCAAAAAGGACAGCAGATAACTGATCTAATCAAAGATGGCTCATTGACTGTAAATGAGGTATCAGCTTTTCTCGATAAGTTCGAGGTAAAGGAGAGATAACATGGCACACAAGATTAACATTGATACAAAACTTCTTCATCCGTGGTTGCAATACAAGTTGGATCTGTTGCTGAAAGAGCTGGCAGAAAAGAAAATGTGGATTATTGTAACAGAGGGTTACAGGACAGTGGAACAGCAGAATGAGAAGTTTAAGAAAGGCTATTCCAAGGTTAAGGGTAACGACTATGGCTCACAGCACCAGTGGTATATTGCGATTGACATTGCAATGGCCCACGATGTAGACAAGGATGGAAAGATTACAGATGATACCTGGAATGTAAAAGGATTTCAAGAAGTCGCTAAGATTGCAAAGAAACTTGGCTTTGGTTGGGGTGGCGATTGGAAGTCATTTGTTGACCGCCCACATCTGTACTTACCTAAATGGGGTAGCACACCTACCAAGTTGAAGCAGAAGTATGGAACACCTGCTAAGTTCAAAGCATCGTTCCGTAGAAAAGTGAGAAAGCCTGCTGTAATGAGGAAAGGTAAGCTTCTCACAAGTAAAAAGTTAATGACAATTCCAAAAGGGAAAGTCATTGATGTGCTTTGGTACTCGAAACTAGGGTATGCAAAGGGTAAATATGCTGACAAGGTTGGATTCATCCAACGGACCAATTTTTCATAATTATTCTCCTGCTAATAGGGTGGTAGCTTGCTACTGCCCTTTTAGTATGCAAGTAGAGTTCACAATGAGTTCACAAGAAAAAATGAAACAACGTAAATTCGGTACTTTGGAGTGTGTGAGCACTTGACTTTTAATCAAGTTGTCCGGGGTTCGAGTCCCCGATGCTTCACTAACCGAAAAACCGCCATTTATGCGAAAAATCGTGGGTTTGGCGGTTATTTTTATTGCGTTTGAGAATGCTTGAGAGTGTGCGAGAGTGAGTTCACAGTGAGTTCACACAGATACCTTTTCACCATTCGTTCACAGTAAAGTTTACAAGAAAGTTCACATTGAGATTGCTCTGTTGAGCTTTTCTGAAAGGTTCTCTTTTTCAGAATCAAGATGGGAGTAAACATCCATGATCAGTTTCGAGTTGGCATGTCCCATAAGCTGAACAGCCTGCTTGATAGAAACATCAGAATAATATAGCATGGTACAATAGTTGTGTCTGAATATATGAGCAGTAAGTCCATTTATTTTTGTGGTGCCTATCTTTCTCTCTTCTGGTGTGGTTACAGCGGTGTTCATCTTCTTCACGATGGAGTTCCACATCTTCGCATAAGACGATTTAGTAATGGCTTCTCCGTCTCTTTTTGTGAATAGGATAAAAGTATCAACCTTTGAAATATAGTTCCTCAAATCGGCTCTGATTGAATCAGGGATAGGAATATCTCTGACTGAATAATCACTCTTGGTTAGGTTATCATCTATCTGTTCATTCACTCCAAAAGTGATTGCTTTATTCACATGAATTACATTATTCTCAAAGTCAATATCTGATTTTGTGAGTGCCAAGGCCTCGCCTCTCCTCAATCCAAAGCAATAGAGTATTGACACAAACAATCTTTCTTGATTCGTGAAGTCTGCTTTCTTAATTGCTTCTTTTTCCAAATCAGTGAGAGGTCGCTTCTCTTTCGCTTTGTATCTAGGCTTTTTAATCTTGTAACATGGGTTCCTTGTCAACAATTCATCATTGACCGCCATTTCACTAATCTGTTTCATTACAAGCATGATCTGTTCACATGTCCTTGGCTTGTCCGTTCTCTGTGAAATCATGTCTTGTATATCAGAAGAAAGCAGTTTACCGATAGGAATATGCCCGATAGCAGGAAGAATATGTTTTTCTACTATATTCTTATACATAACAGCAGTATTCGGTCGCACGTTGCATGAATACATATCAAGCCAACGCGAAGCATACACCTCAACTAATGTATCAGAGTCTGTGTGATATATTTTATTCGATTGTTTAATCTCGTCTATCTTCTTAATGAGTTCACGTTGTGACTTAGCAGCAACGTGTTTTCTGATTCCATTTATTGTGATTGACGAGTGGTATCTTCCATCTTTACCAAGAGTAAATCTACCCATAATATCACCACCTTAGAATTGTCTCCGCAATTCAACTACTTTTCCTAGTATCTTTATTGCAGATTCTTCTA